GATCATCGAAATTAATAGTTTCTTTAACACCGACAAGATTACCATCTTCATTTAATGATTGAGTTAATTTATTACCACTCTTCTTTGCAAGTTCAATATTTTCCTTGATGGCTTTTTGTTTTGTCTCTTTAATACGACGTTCGAATTCTTCTTTAGCTTTAGCCTCATTCTTCAGCTTTTCACTGTGGAGTTGGTTCAATTCTTCTTCCATGAATTCAATGCGACCGGTTTTGTAAGCATCCGGATCCCATGGAATCCACATACCAACTGGTCCTACAAAAATATCGTGATTTGAATCCACTTCACGAACTTTCTTACATCTCATTTCAGCCTCTTCTTGAGTATTGTATACGCCGCGTAGTTTCAATCCACGAACTGACGTTTGGAATGCATGTGAGCGATTGAATTGTTCGCCTAACTTATCTTCGTTTTTATCCATGAATGTTTTGAAATCATCGTCTAATGTGGTTTCGCGTAATTTAGCCTCTTCTTCTTTAACAAATTCATTAAAATCAGATACAATATCGTCAACCTTTAGATTATATTTGTAAGATAAAAAGTGTAAAAAATCCAATGTTTTACCCATTGATTTATTGAAATCCCATTGTTTTAAGAATTCTTCAAACATAAATAGCTCACGTTTTTTTAATATTTTTTCAGGAGAAACAAAAGACATACATGCAAATTTTTGGCCAGCGATAGGTGGATCTTCATCGCATAAGTCAATATATTTAGGATTAATTTCTCCGTTCTCCAAATTTTTTCTTTCAAAACTAGACATTTCAAATGATATTATAGATGTATAAAAATTTACTATTTAAGTGTTTTAGAATGAATATATTTTATATGAATAATACTTTTGTATAATTAAATAATTTTTATATTTAGCAAATTTTTTTTGTTATACTATAATATATATAACAATGGGCTTAGATTTAGGTGAACTTATCAAGAGAGCTATCAAGTACTTAGTTGAAGGCATCATGGTAGCTATTGCTGCTTATGCTATTCCAAAGAAATCACTTAACGTCGAGGAAGTAGTAATCATTGCTTTAATGGCTTCCGCTACTTTCGCAGTTCTTGACGTTTTCGTCCCAACCATGGCTTCATCTGCCCGTGGTGGTGCAGGTTTCGGTATTGGCGCCAACCTAGTTGGTTTCCCAAGAGGTCTATAAATTTATAGATTTAGAAACCAAACGTAAATAATAATATTACAACTCGTTATAATATTATTTAGAATAGTTAGAATAGTTAGAATAGTTAGAATAGACGATTTATACTGTAGGATGATATTCCCAATCTAAATCTTTGCACACTTTGGCCCATATATGATCTTGTTCAATTTGTTTTTCACGGTCCTTCATTAATGGTATATAAGGCAAATATTGTGTTTGATCTAATAATACGCATAATTGGTATAATGTGTATGTATAATTAAAAAAGTTGGTGCGATTTGCTGGACAATGAATCGCCCACGGTTTTTGGATTTCAATAAACAATATACATAAAGTCTCATGTAATTCTTCGCTCATAATGGGTGGACGAATACCGAATATAGAATTAATATATTGAATATGCTCAAAGTATTTATTGTATCCTAATTTTCGCAGTATATCTCGCATTTTATCATAATTCAATTCTTCGGCTAAATTTTGAATGCGTTCTTTTTTGATACGATTACGAATGTCATTAATTACATTTTCGGGAATCTGCGTTGTTTCTTTTGCTTGAAATTGGGATAAAATTTCTTTGAAATGATTTAATCGTATATAAGCAGTGTAAGATACTTCATTTGGAGGTTCTTTATTCGATGGTTTCGAACTATCCATTATATAATTTATGAATTTACTACAAGCCGGATTATTACATAACATAATTCCTTCTTCATCTTGTGGAATCATCTCCCCCTTAGAACAGAATACACATATATCAGTAGGTATTACAAAATCTTGAATATTGGTAATTTCATTATTAACGTTTTTCCAATAGTTTATAATAGATTGTTTAGAAATATCAGTTTTATCTGATTTATCGTCATCTTCATTTTTATCTTTAATTTTAAAGAAAGAATTGAGAACATTGACATTTTTTGTATCTCCACTGGATATATTCTTTTTAGCTTCAAAATAATTAAAAATATGCTTAGAATTTTCTAATAAATATTGTTTTTTATTAGACTTGAGAACTTTAATTTCATCATTGATTGCATTGATTTTATCATGCAATTCCATATATTCTTCGATTTTTGAGTTTGTAAGAGTTTTTGCTTTTTTTTTAAGCTTTGCTTTTTCTTCGAGCAATTTTGGTATTATTATATTTTCATTGTGTTCGAATTTCTCCATTAATTGACTATGTTTTTTGTCAATTGTATGGATAGTTGGATCATTTTTTCGATTCATTTTTATTATTTTTAGTACTATTCGATTATATGTGTTGTATATTATAATTTCTATATATATTTTGAGCAAAAAATACTTTTAGAGTTATTTTTTGTATTTTATATTGGTTGAATTCTATATAGATTTCATTTAGGGTATAATGGAAAAAGCAAGTATAATAAAAATAGATTCTGCAATACAACAAAAAATGAAATTTATAATGAATGCTTTAGATAATGGTTGGAGTGTAAAAAAAATAGAAGACCAATATGTTTTTACAAAAAAGCATGAAGGTAGACGTGAAGTTTTTATGGCAGATTATTTAGAGAAATTCATTGAAAAGAATATGGGTTTGTAAATTAAGTTTTATGCACTGGAATCTTTACATAATGATATTTAGACATTTTATATTTTATAAAATTAACATATAAAATTAACATATAAAATTAACATATAAAATTAATTTAATTAATTGTGTTATTTTTGATTTTTTTTTCTTTAGGTATACTATATATACAAAATGGGTGGAGCTCTAATGCAATTAGTCGCCTACGGCGCACAAGACGTTTTCCTTACTGGTACTCCTGAGATCACCTTCTGGAAGGTCTCATACCGCAGACACACAAACTTTGCTATGGAATCAATTGAGCAAACTTTCTCTGGTCAAGCCGATTTCGGTCGTAGAGTTACCTGCACTATCTCCAGAAATGGTGATCTTGCATACAGAACCTACTTACAAGTAACTCTTCCAGAAATCAACCAATCTATGTCAACTGTTACCGGTGGTAGTGGTGATGTATATGCTCGTTGGATGGATTTCATCGGTGAGCAACTTGTTGCCCAAGTTGAAGTTGAGATCGGTGGCCAAAGAATTGACCGTCAATACGGTGATTGGATGCACATCTGGAACCAAGTTACTTTAACCAGTGAACAACAAAGAGGTTATTACAAGATGATTGGTAACACCACACAACTTACCTACATCACTGATCCAACCTTCGCTGATATCAATGGTCCTTGTGTTGCTGCTGCTGCAGGAACCCCATCCCAAGTCTGCGCTCCTCGCAGAGCTCTTCCAGAAACCACTCTTTACATTCCTCTTCTTTTCTGGTTCTGCAGAAACCCAGGTCTTGCTCTTCCATTAATTGCTCTTCAATACCACGAAGTTAAGATCAACCTTGATCTTAGACCAATTGGTGAATGTCTATGGGCTGTTAAATCCCTAACCTCAACTGATGGCTCAAATGTTTCATCAATCACCCCATACCAACAATCCCTTGTTGCTGCTTCCCTTTACGTTGACTATATCTTCCTTGATACTGATGAACGTAGAAAGATGGCACAAAACCCACACGAATACTTATTCGAACAACTTCAATTCACTGGTGATGAATCAGTCGGTTCCTCATCTAACAAAATCAAGCTTAACTTCAACCATCCTTGCAAGGAGTTAATCTGGGTTGTTCAACCTGATGCCAACGTCGATTACTGCTCATCTTTAACCTCAAACACCGTCCTTTACAAGACTCTTGGTGCTCAACCATTCAACTACACTGATGCCGTCGATGCTCTTCCAAACGCCATCCACGCTTTCGGTGGTCCACTAGAGACATCTGGCTCAACTAACTTCATCAACGCATCTGGTCTTTTCCAAATGGCTGGTGCTATTGATGCTGCCTCAACCAACGTTAATGCTGCTGGTCAATGGACTTCCGGCAACAAATATGCTGGTTTCACTGATGCTACTGGAAGTGGATCATCTGTCTCTGATGCCGGAACATTCGTCCTTGCTGAAACCGCCCTTGACATGCACTGTTGGGGTGAGAACCCAGTTGTCACCGCTAAGCTTCAACTTAACGGCCAAGACAGATTCTCTGAGCGTGAAGGTTCATACTTCGACGTTGTCCAACCATACCAACACCACACCCGTGCCCCAGATACAGGTATCAACGTATACTCATTCGCCCTTCGCCCAGAAGAGCACCAACCATCTGGAACATGCAACTTCTCAAGAATTGATAACGCTGTTCTTCAACTTGTTCTTTCATCAGGAACAGTTGCTGGTACTGCCACTGCCAAGGTCCGTGTCTATGCCGTTAATTACAACGTATTGAGAGTCATGTCAGGTATGGCAGGCGTCGCATACAGTAATTAATTTAATTAGATTTATTATAAATGGGATAAAATAATATAAAGAATAAATGTTATAAATAATATAACATATATTATGACAGATGCTTCTAATTGTCCAGTAATTTATTCATTTAATTATGAATTTAATTGTGCTGTATTATCATATAATGATAAACATATATACGTAGATTGCGATGATCTTATGAAAATATTAAATTTCAAAAAGAATTTTACATTAAATAATAATGAGGATGATTATCCAAGTTTCGGTGAAAATTATAAAAAATATTTTTTGATAGAATTTTTGTATAAATTTGATATGGAAAGTGTAACTTATATATTTATCAACAACAACAAGTATGATTTACGAAAATGTAATATTGAAATATATCATAAATATCATCGTGAAATCGCAAAATCTTATAAAATAATTAAATATATACCTGGACATTTAAAAAATCGCGGCATTTCTGCAAATCAAATGAAAAACCCTTTGTGGGTTGTAGAAGAAAATGGAATAAATATCATATTAATGTACTGTGAAAAAGATACAATTATAAAATTATGCGAAAAATCGTACAAAGAAATTTTGGATTTTGAAAACCAAATAAATGAAAAGGTTACATTTTTTTTACAAAAAAACGGATATATTGCTACTCATATACCGAAATGTAAAGGTGATGTATTATATATTCATCAAATAATAACCGGTTGCTATGGTTATGGAAAAGGAACATCTGATATTAGTGTTGACCATATTGATAGAAATCCACTTAATAATACATATGATAATTTACGAACTGCTACACAAAAGATGCAACAATTAAATTCAATAGGTATTATGCCAGGAACTAAACGAGAACGTCAAAAAAACGCAAGACCTTTGCCTGAAGGCATTGAACAATCGATGTTGCGTAAATATGTTGTATATTATCACAATGTATATAATAAAGAAAAAAAATTGAGCAGAGAATATTTTCGCGTAGAAGGTCATCCAAAATTGGAGAAAATATGGGAAACGACAAAATCTGAAAAAGTTTCGATAATGGAAAAGTTGCGACAAGCTAACAAAGTTGTTGATGATTTGGAAAACGATATATATCCGGAAAAAAACCAACGAGAATTACCAAAATATGTATCTATTGTCTTTTCCAGAAACAAAGAACAACTATGTTATGACAACCGTAGTGGAGAAATAAGAAAAAGTTTAAAAATGGTATTGCCTACAGAATATGATATAGACGAGCAAATCAAAATTTTCAACGAAAAAATAAAGGGAAAATATCAGGATGAATCTATAATTACGTGATATGATATATTGTTTTTACCTTTGCATTCATTTTACTCAAATTAAATTTTTGAGTTTTACTTTACCATCTTTTATAAAATTATAATTTTTACGTATTATATTTCTATTCTACTTGCTATTACATTTCTTTCATGTTCTGGTGTTCCGCACATATGAACAAATAGAGCATTTTTAACTTTGTCTGGATACGCTTTTATTATACAATTTAAAACATATGGGTCGTGTATTATATATTGGTTTGGAATTTGTGGCAATATATGTTCATATATTGTTTTTTGCTCAAATGGAAATGTATTCCAAGGAGCTGTATTTTTTAAATCCCAGACAACCTCTTCATATTTTAAAGCATTTCTATGGACGAATTTAACACCAGTATTAATTGGATAACATCCCCAATTATTTTCATGAAATAAATGATATAAAATATTTTCATTCGTTAAAT